CTTGTACGCCGGCACGCTGGCAGGCGGCGATAGCAAGCTGTGGCGTATGTACCTGCAGCACCGTGACGACCCAGAGTGGTTCTGCATGGTGGTGCCTGCAGACGAGGCTGGAGTCTTCACTCCCGAGTGGCTTGCCAGTCAGCGTGCCATCATGGGTGAGATGGCATACCGCCGCGAGATGTTGTGCGACCCGGCAGCGCCAGTCGAGAATGCGGTGCTGGGTGAGGAAATGGCGTCGGTCGAGCGCGATGGGCGCATTGCCGACATACCTTACTGGCCTGGCAATCCTGTTTATACTAGTTGGGACCTAGGCGTCAGCGACCTGACAACGGTGTGGATGTACGCCTATTACGACAACTGGCTTAATGTGCTGGCCTATCGTGAGTACCAGGCGCAAGGCATTGTGGACATCATCGCCAGCATCAAAAGCGAGTTCCGTGACTACGTGTGGGGCGAGGCGGTATTGCCGCACGACGCCAAGAACAGAGGCATTACCACCGGGTTCAGCGTGCGTGACGTATTCGCCAACCAGTGGCCTGGCACGTTCTACGTGTACCCGTCAGCACCGTCGCCAGTATCAACCCTCAATGCCACGAGGGTGCAGCTACAGCGGTGCCGCTTCAACCGGCGCCAGTGTGAAGACGGCATAATGCGGCTGAAGTCTGCACGGTATGTGCTGTCGCCTAAGACTGGCGTCACTACAGATACTATCCTGCACGACATTAACTCACATGGACTGGACGCATTCCGGTACGGCATGAACAGGATGGAGGCAGTGAAGCCTGTCATCCGTAAGCGGGGCGCGGCTCCCAAGGTGGTAGGCAGTGGACAATAGCGAAATCATCAAGCGGTACGAGCAGGCCAAGGCTAACCGCTCTGTCATCGAGGAAATGTGGGACGCGACGGCGCGGTATATCGCACCGTATCGTGGCCGCTTCTTCGACAAGTCAGCGCAGGAAGGGGGCATTGAGTGGCGGCATCGTCACGTATTCGACAGCACCGCAGTCATGGCGGCTAAGACGCTGGCAAGCCACATCCACGGCAGTCTGACCTCCCCGGCGCTGCAGTGGTTCTCTCTGGAGTACCGCGACAAGGAGCTGCGCAAAGACAAGGACGCGCAGACCTGGCTGGAAGCGTGCTCTGCTGCTGTGTACTCGGCGCTGCAGGAAAGCAATTTCAATCTTGAGGCATCCGAAGCCTACCTTGATATGGTCCTGTTCGGCACTGCTGCTATCGTGCATGAAGAGAACATGCAGGACGACGGCTGGGGTGGCTTCACGTTCTCGTCGGTGCCGGTCAAGGAGGTCTATTTCGACCCTGACAACAACGGCAACGTGTATGCCTTCTACCGCCTGCTGCGCTGGAAGCCGTCGGCGGTGATAGCCAAGTTCGGCATTGATAACGTGCCGGCATCCATCACTGACGCATACGACAGGGACCCCGATACCGCGCTCGACATCGTATTTGCTATCTACCCGCGCAACAACGACGCGAAGATTCGTGAGGTCATGGCACCGAAGGCGCGGCCATACGGCTACAAGTACATACTGCGCCAGGGTGCTGAGCTGATTGGCGAGGAAGGAGGCTACTATGAGATGCCTGCATTCCTGCCTCGGTGGTCCAAGACCAGTGAAAGCCAGTGGGGCAACTCGCCAGCAATGGTGGCGCTGCCTGATGTGCTGACGCTGAACTGGCTGGTCAAGATGACGCTGGATTCGTGCGATAAAGTGATTGACCCGCCGCAGAAGATGAACGAAGGCGCGGTCATTGGCGAGCTGCAGAACAAGGCACGCGGCCTGACCGTCATGCGCGACATCAACGAGATCTCGCCACTCAATGTGCCTATCAGGTTTGATGTGGCAGACATGAAGACTGCTGACCTGAGGCAGGCAATCAAGAGCTACTTCCATGTCACCGACCTGGAACTAAAAGAGTCGCCGGCAATGACGGCAACAGAGGTCCGTGTGCGCTATGAGCAGATGCAGAAGTTCCTCGCGCCTACGCTGGGCAGGCTTGAGTCCGACTTCCTCAACCCGCTGATAGAGCGTGCCTTTAACATGATGTTGCGCGCTGGCCAGCTGGGTCCGGTGCCTGAGATTGTGCGCAGCAGAATGGCGCAGTGGGATGTGAAGTACACCGGGCCGTTGGCCATGGCTCAGCGCAGTGACCGGGCCGTGGCTATCCAGTCATGGGTCGGCAACCTGGCCAGCATGGCAGAGGTGCTGCCTGAGATGCTGGACGTTATCGACAGCGTGAAGATTGCGCGTGAGCTAGGCTCTCTGCTGGGCGTGCCGGCTAGTGTTATGCGATCTGATACAGAGGTGCGCGAACTGCGGGCGCAGCGTGAAGAGGCGCAGCAGCGGATGATGGAGGCAGAGATGCAGGCAGCAGAAGGCCAGGCTGCTGAAGCGCAAGCCAAGGGCGTGGCCAACATGAGGGCGGTCGGTGGCTGACGACAAGGACGCAGTACAGCGCGAGATAATCTTTTACTCGGCGTTCCATATCAACCCGGATGGGAAGAAGGCGCTTGAGATGCTGGCAGACACGTTCGACAAGGACCAACTGCTAGGCGACACGCCAGAGACAACCTATTACAACCTGGGCAAGCGGGCAGTGGTCAGGTACATACAAAGCATGTTGAGGGCAGCAGGCAAGCATGAGTGACGAGCAGGTAGCACAACCGCAGGAATCGCAGGCAGCAGCAGACTGGCGGGCATCGTTGCCGGCACAGTTGCGTGATGCGCCATACATCCGCGAGGCGAAGACGGCTGACGAGGCTTTCGCCGGCATCAAGGGCGCTGCTGAATACATGGGCAATTCGTTGCGCATACCCAGCGCTGACGCTGGACCAGAGGCGATGCAGCAGTTCTACCAGCGCGTGATGGAGAAGGCACCGGGCCTGATGCGCAAGCCAGACACCAGCGACCCGGAGTCGTTTGACGCTATCCTGACGGCGCTGGGCAAGCCTGACTCGGCAGACAAGTACACGCTGCCTGACATCGAGGGCTACCAGATACCTGACGAGCGCATCGGCAGGCTGAAGGCCAT